ACAAGGTGGTACTGATATGATGAGAGCTCAGATGGCACAAAAAATGGGTTATGGTGATTTAAAAAAAGGACCAAGTAAAACAGGTCTTGGAGTTCAAACAGGATTACCTGGTTTAGATAGAATTCTAAATAGAGATAATTCTGCACTTGTAAAAAAGTTTAAAAGATAGGAGATTATAAATGGCATATGTAATCGGTAGAAAAATTGTAAAGGATACAAAAGATTTTCATTCCTATGCCTATGGTATTACCCTACCTTTAAGAAAAGGAGAAACAGGATTTTTTGAACAAGCTTTTGTTTCATTTGAACAAGCAAAATCAAATTTGAAAAATCTACTTCTTACAAAAAAGGGAGAACGAGTTATGCAACCAAACTTTGGTACTGGTTTACATTCTTTATTATTTGAACAAATAGATGATAATTTAGAATCAAAGATTCAAGAAACAATCACAAAAAATGTAAATTATTGGTTACCATATGTTAATATAAAAAATATAGATGTTGAAATGACAAATGAATTGAAAGACCAAAATAGAGTAAACTTAAGTTTAGAGTTTACAGTTGGTAATCAAACTGATTTACACGAATTAACATTTACAGTACAAGGAACAAATTAAGATGGCATTAAATTCAGCAACATTTAAAAGTAATAAGGGAAGAGATATAAAATATCTTAACAAAGATTTTGCACAGTTTAGACAAAATCTAATTGAGTATGCTAAAACTTATTTCCCAAAAACACATTCTGATTTCAATGAATCCTCACCAGGTATGATGTTCATAGAAATGGCATCTTATGTTGGAGATATTCTTTCTTATTATACTGATGATTCATTAAAAGAATCTTTAATGTTATATGCTGAAGATAAGGCAAATGTTATTGCTCTTGCAAAGTACTTAGGATACCAACCAAAGGTAACTTCACCAGCAGTAGCAGAGGTATCTGTATATCAACTCGTTCCATCGATTTATAACTCAAATAGTAAATCAGGTACAAACTATGAACCTGATTCAAGATTTTATCTTAGAGTAAAAGAAGGTATGATTATCCAATCTTCAAAATCAAATACAAGATTTAGAACAAGTGAACTTTTAGATTTTAATGATGAAAACGATAGAGAAATTACAGTATGGGCATATGACCCTAATGATTCTACAAAACCAATTCAATACTTGGTTAAAAAAACAATAAAGGCAATATCTGCAGAGTTAAAGGAGTTTACTCAAACTTTCAATGGAAATACTTCTTTCTCTAAAATTAATATTGCAGATACTAATGTTGTTGACATTGTTGATGTAAGAGATTCAAATGGTAATAAGTGGTATAATGTTCCTTATCTTGCACAAGAATTGGTTTACATTGATTATCCAAATACCGAACAATATGATAAAGACCTATCACAACACCAAACTGATGGAGTATCAAGAATATTAAAAACATTAAAAACATCAAGAAGATTCACAACACAAGTTAATGATGATAATACTACCTCACTTGTTTTTGGTGGTGGTACTGCGAGTGATGATGAAACTTTAATTCCAAATTTTAAAAATGTTGGATTGGGATTAAATAATTCTATTGATAAATTAGGAGCATCATTTGACCCATCAAACTTTTTGAAAACAAAATCTTATGGACAGGCACCGAGTGGAACATTTACAATACAATATTTAATTGGTGGTGGTGTAGAATCAAATGTTGCTAAAGGTGAACTTACATCTATACAAAGAATAGAATATGATGAAGATACTACAATATTTACTCCAAGTGAATTAAGATTGTATAATCAAGGTAAAGCATCTATTGCGTGTGATAACGAAACACCAGCAACAGGTGGTAGGGGTGAAGAAACTATCGATGAAATAAGAGAAAACGCTCTTGCAAACTTTGGTTCACAAAATAGAGCAGTAACAAGAAAAGATTATCAAGTAAGAGCACTTTCTATGCCATCTAAATTTGGTGGAGTTGCAAAGGCATATTGTGCACCAGATGGTGAGTTAGATAATAATTCTCCTTCTTCTATCCTTAACAATCCTAATTCATTAGAAGAGTTTGCAGGATTAGTACAAACTTTAGGAGAAAAGAAACTTACAGAGCAACAAATCAAAGATGAATTAAGAAACTTTTTAGCAAGTAAAAAAGGAAATCAAAATGAAAAAAACAATCCTTTTGCAATTAATTTGTATTTACTTGGATATGATACTAATAAAAAATTACAAACTCTAAACAGAGCAGTAAAAGAAAACTTAAAAACTTATTTAGGTGAGTACAGAATGTTAACAGATGGAGTTAACTTTATTGATGGTTATGTTATTAATATTGGATTAGATTTTGAAATTAGAGTTTATGGTGGATATACTAAAAGAGAAGTTCTTACTAAATGTATAAACGAATTAAAAGAATATTTTAATATTGATAATTGGACTTTTAATATGCCAATTAATATTTCTGAAATTGAATTATTGATTGCAGGAGTAGAAGGAGTACAATCAGTACCTAAGTGTGAAATTACTAACAAGTGTTTAGGAAACTATTCATCACATTCTTATAATATATTAGATGCAACTAAAGGTAAAATGGTTTACCCATCTTTAGACCCATCTATATTTGAAGTGAAGTTTCCAAACAAAGATATAAAAGGGAGGGTTGTATAATGTATTATTTCGTAACATCATCTAAAGATACTACAATCTATTTACAACAACCCACACAAAATACTGGGTTTGATGAAATATTAGAAGTTTCCAAAACTTATTATGGAAACTTAAAAGATAACGCAAGAACATTAATCAAGTTTGATACAAATGCTATTTCGGAATCAATAGCAAGTGGTGAAATTACAATGAGTTCTGCTGAACTTATTTTAAAAGAATGTGAATCAAGTGAAATACCAACTGATTATACAATTTATGCTTATCCTGTTTCTCAATCTTGGGATATGGGTATAGGAACAAGGTTTGATAACATAAGTACTGATGGATGTTCTTGGGAAAAGAGAACAACCTCATTAACTTGGTTAGGAACTGATTTTGCAAGTGGAACAACTGGTTCATTTAATGGTAAGGGTGGAACTTGGTACACTGGTTCTGCAGCATCACAATCTTTTTCATATGAGTCAACTGATATAGAGATGGATGTTCTAACTCCACTTAACTCTTGGATAAGTAGTTCAATACCAAATGAGGGTTGGATTATAAAACACGATTCATCTTTAGAAAATGATACCGAAGATTACGGACAATTAAAGTTTTTTTCAAAAGAAACAAATACTATATACCAACCGAAGTTAAGAATTGGTTGGGATGATTCTTCTTTCTCTACTGGTTCTCTTAGTGCATTAACTGCCGATGATATTCATATCACATTTAAGAGATTAAAAGTAAGATATAAACGAGGAAGTAAACCTACAATCAGAGTTTTTGGGAGAGAAAAATATCCTCTTAAAAATTACACCAATCAATATGCTTATACAGATGTATATTATTTACCATCAACTACTTACTATCAGATTAAAGATATAGTAACAGATGAAGTGGTGGTTCCATTTAGTGATGACTATACAAAAGTTAGTTGTGATTCAAATGGTAATTATTTTAAATTAAATTTAAGTAACTTTGAATATAACAGAGATTACTATATAGAAATAAAAGTAAATAGAAATGGTGTGATTGAATACTTTACTGATAAAGAGTTAACTTTCACCGTAGAGAAGTAAAATGGCGTTAAACGATAAATTTAGAATAGACGAGTTAGTCAAAAAAGGCGATAAAGGGATTCGTAGAAATGAATCTGGTAAAATCGTTGTGCGTAAAAAAGATGGTAAAGAAATAAAACCATCACCAAAATCTGCAAAACCATTTGGTGAAGAACGAATAAAAGGAAAGTTAGTTAAAGATAAACTAAAAGAAGATTTAGTATATAGAGATGATGAAATAAATCCAAATCAAGAAACCTTTTCAGGTGAAGCTAATATAAACTTAGTTAAACCAAAATATAATGAAGAGGAGTTAGTAAAGGCTGTTGATGTTGAAGTTGATGAGTTAGTAAAGAAAAGAAAACCTCAAAAACCAAGGTATATTCTATACGAAAAATATCAACAGAAGTTAAATGAAATAAAAGATTTAAATCAACAACTTCAAGATGTTACTAATGAAAGAGATAATTTATTATCAAATGTAGAAACATTAGAAGGAAGTGTTGAAGTTTTAAATGCTCAAATTCTAACACTACAAGAACAAATAAATTTTCAAGAACAAGAATTTAGAAAGTTAACTGAAAAGTTTGGAGAGTTATCTTTAGATTTCCAAAATGCAGTGGTTAAGGGAACTAAGGAAGGTATTGAAAGAGTTTCATTAACTGCACAATCAAGAGGACTAGAAGCACAAAAAGAAACTTTACAATCCCAATTAGATTCAGAAAAAGAAATTGTTAAATCTTTACAAGCTGCAAACGAAACATTACAACAAACAATTGAAACAAATGCTCAAATATTTGAACAACAAATAGCACAAGCAAATCAACAAGTAAAAGCGGCTCAAGCAACAGCAGCAAATGCAGCTAACTCTAAGAAGAAAAAAATTATTTGTAATGAACTTTATCATCAAGGGTATTTACCACAACACATTTGGGATGCAGATGAACGATGGGGTGATAAAAGATTCGTTACAGACCCTAAGTTGGTTATTGGATATCAAATGTGGGCAAGAAAAGTTGTGGAGTTTATGAGAAGAAAACCTCAGTACACTCCAATTATATATTTCTTATGTAAACCATGGACAGAATGGATGGCATATGATTTAGGTGTATTGCCGAAAAATAATCTAAGAGGACAGTTTACTCAATGGGTAGGTAGATATTTCTCTTATATGGTTTATGATTTATATGGTGGAGATAAACTTTATCAGAGATATTTAAATAGTAATTAATTATGGCAATTAAAGAGTTTAAAGAAATAGTAGACCGAAAGGGTTATTTAGTTGAATCTGAGGATAGAAAGATATTCGAACAAGAGTTAACTAAATCAAACTATGGATTGGGTTGTAATGATATGATTGAGTTCATACTTTATGATTCTAATGACAATCAATTGCCCCAAGGTGAAGATGGAAAGTTAGTAAGATATATTTCAACAGATGATGAAGATTATAAAAAATATTTCTTAAATTTACCAAAAAATCCTTATACAAACAAAATGAATGATTCTGAAGATTATGTTGTTGATTTACAACAACTAATATTAGATTCAGGATATAATAATGGTATCTTTAAAACTCAAGTAACATTTCTAAACAGAAGAGTTGGTTCAGAAATAGGATTAGATAAAACATGGATACACGAAATATCACCATCTCGAACAGAAGTAAGAATTCTTCCTCTAAAAAATAAAGCAGTAGATAAAGATTTAGAAAAAAGATATTCAGTTTTTACAGATAAAAAACAATTTAGAGATGATATAATTTATAATATAAGAGAATATGTTGATAGTATTAATTTAGATAAAATAAGAGATTTTATTACCCTTAGAAAAGGAACTGAATCTGATGGTAAACAATATATTAACTTAATTAAGAAAGAATTCAAAATCAATGATTTTGATATATTTTTACTAAAGATTAGAGATAAGTGGATTGAATCTATCAAATATTATGTAGATGGATATGGTTGGGATATTAATAATTTAAACTACGGCAAACCTCTTGGTAACGAACAAGAGTGTATTGAGCTTTCATTAAAAGAATTACAATCTGATTTAGAAACTTCTTTAATAAACATTATAGATAAATTTTTATTTAAAAGAGATATTATAAAAGATAGTATTTTAACAAAAGAAGAACAAATAACTTTAGATAAAGTAAAAGATATTTTAAAAACATCAACATCTACTTCAGTATATGAAAGTTCTATACCAGACAGTATTAGTGGAGTAGTAAGAGGATGTACAGACCCTAATTCTAAAAACTATAATCCAGAAGCAACAGAAGATGATGGTAGTTGTTTATATGAAGAAGAAGATTTAGTTGTTAAAGGGTGTACAGACCCAACTTCACTAAATTATAATCCACTTGCAACAGTAGATGATGGAAGTTGTGAATATGCCGAAGAAGTAAATATTGTTAAAAAGAAATATTATGTATGGTCTGATAGAGGAGAAATAAACTATGTAGATAAAAATGGAGTACTTCAGAACCTAAGTGGTGTAGAGTTCGATTCGTTTACAGTAGTACATCAAGTTAATAAAGTAACTTTTATTGGAGATGTTAGAGAAGTACCAAAAATAACAAGAAAGAAAACTACATATTTTTATAGAATTATAAATCAATCATCAATAAAAAATTATAGAACTCCAAACTATGATAGAGGTTATATTGATTTTGATTTCAATCAAAATTATATCTTTAGAGAAGGAGCATATGGAAACACATTTACTTCAACATATAATTTTGAAGATAGTGGAGCAGGTATTTTAGGATTTAAAGGACAACCTATAGCCGTATCATATAAAGATGAATTAGGAAACACAGTTACATCACTTGAAATAGAAATTGGAGGTTCTATTACAGTATGTGCACAAGAAGGAAGTATATCAGAAATACCTGGTATTAAAGTTATAAAGGGTAATCTTTGTGGAGAAGGCATGGTAACTCAAACTCCAACAACTCCAAGTACAGGAGCAGGCTCTGGTGGAGGAGGTGGTTCATTTAGAGATGAAGTATTATTTGATGAAGGTGGGGGAGACCCAATAAACCCATATACTAATCCTGGTGATTTCGAAGGTGGACCAGTAAATATAAGGAATATTAAGTAATGGCACAAAGAGATAAAATATCGTTTGACCAACAATCAACCCAAGTAGAATCATTGGGAGGATATGATATTGTTGATAACTTTGGTGTAAGAGATGATGTTCTTTTAGAATCACCCTCTGGTGGTGGAGGAAGTTCAAAGCCTGTAAATATTATTAGAGGATGTACAGACCCAACTTCACTAAATTATAATCCACTTGCAACCGTAGATGATGGAAGTTGTTCTTATTCTGTACCAACTCAACCTATAAAAGATAAGAGTATAGAATTAAGTTTAAACGCTAATCAACCATTTAGAGATATACTTTTAGATGGAAAAAGAGTAGATAAACAACAAAAAAATACATTAGTACTTTCTGCTAAAGAAGTTCTAACTCCAAAAACTATTACTATTTCCAATGTTAATGGTAGAGCCAAAGAAGAATATACTATCTTTGCATTAAAACAAACACTAACAAAAGAAATAAAACCTATTGTAGATTTATTACCAGAAGAGGATGTAATTTTAGATGAAGCTAGATTTGCTGATATTGGAGTTAATATTAGTGGTGAAGCAATAAAAACATATGGTACATATAATCTACCTGAAATTAGAAACATTGGAAGTTCTCCACTACGATTAAGTGGATTTGGAAATACGGCTGTACCAGATGTATATCTTGGATACACAAGACCTGTAAAGCCAAAAACAATAAAAAGACCTGAATTAATTCTTGGAAATATTAGTTACGAATATTATACTTTTGTAATTCAAAAAAGAGGATTTAACTCAAGAAAGGTTGCTATAGCAAGACCATATGATTCTGAATTAGATACGAAAGGATTAGTTGTTCCTATTCTTGGTAATGATAATAAATCACCAAAAGCAAGTGCAGCTTTATCATTTACTTTGGAGTCAATAAACCCACCACCACTACCAATACCATATATAATTGATATTGAATCAGACTTGGCAGGTGATGGTATTATACAATATTCTACATCTTGGGGTGATAGTGGAAAATTACCAAGTTCAGGTAAATTACAATTAACTGGTGAGAATTTAATAAAACCAACTATTGAATTTTTTGGTGTAGGTATATCCTCATATACTCATGATGTTTCATACCAATACATTACAGGTAACACAAAAAATAGTAAACCCACTAAAGAAATACCAAATATAGATGCAAAATTTGTTGTATCTCCATACAACCAAATTATAAAAGTATCTGCAAAAAGAGCAGAGATTACACCTCCACCAACAAAACCAAATCTAAGGGCGGAAGTTGATTTTGTAACATACAATATTAATAGTAAAGAACCTTTAAAAATAGGATATGAGACAACTTACACAGATATTGTTCATTTCCAACTTGGAAAAACTAAAAAGAAAATTTCAAGAAGTGGTTCATTAATATTAACCAAATCGGATTTCTTAAATGGTGTTGGTAATTATGTAATTTATTTACAACCTGTTTCTGAAAGAGGAGGTAGTGGTGATTACAAAAAAATATTAGTAAATGTAATACAAAAAGATTATTTACCTGGTCCTGATATTACTCACATTAATTATCCACAAAATATAAAAGGAGCGGATTTTCAAGAATATAATGTACCTTTCAGAGTTTCTTGGCAATCAATCAATACAAATTATGTTAGAGTATTTGCAGGAAAAAGAAGTAATCAAACATTTTTAGGACAGTTTCCAGCATCATCTTTAGCAGATTTTAATGTAGAAGATGTTTTAAGAGTAGCTGGAAATAATTTAGATTTAGATGCAAATATAGTTTTATTTAAATTAATTTTTGTACCTTTTAACGAAGAAGGAGATTCCTTAACAGAAGGTAAAGAAGAAAATATTACTATTACTTTTGATAAAGGAGATTTAAAACTAAGAAGAGGAAATGTTGTAGCTGATTTAAGACAGGCATTTTTAAATAATATTGATTCAAAAAAATTAATTAGAGATACTTCACCTTTACTTTCTCATTACTTACATCTTGGAAGTGGTAATAACAAATTAATTTCAACTTGGGGTATTGACGATTTAACATTTTCAGAACAATATACCGATGAAGAAACAAATCAAACAAAGTATAGAAATGTTGAAAAATCAATTGTATTAAAATTATATGAACCACTACCAAGAAATATTGGAACAAATGATGTTGTGTGGTTATCTAAAATACAATCAGTACCTTTAATTGATGAAATAGAAATTACTGAAGATTTTTCTAAAGAGTGTAAACCACTTACACCAAACTTTAACTTAGATGTAACTGATTCAATTGGATATGAAATGTTAGATGATATCATTGCAAGTGGTTCATCATCATCAACTGAAATAATAAATGAATATGTATCATCAAGTAATTTTAGTTTATCAAGTTTTAATATTCAATTTACTAAACAAAAAGAAAAATTATTCGAAGAATATAATGGTTCTGCTAACCTTATATTACCATATGGTAGTGAAGTATATAATTGGAATGAGTTTGTTAAATACTCTTCTGCAGAAGAAAGAAGTGAAAACTTTTTCTATAAAGTAAAATTAATAGAATCATATCAAGATAAAATTGATGAAATAGATACTAAAGAATCAACAATTTCATTATCAAATCAAAAAACTAAATTACAAACAAAAATAAATAATGTTAAAAAAGGATTTGATGCTTTTGAAAAACATCTTTATCAAACAAGTGGTTCATTAACTTATCCTGGTGCTGGATTAAATGAACTATCTGCATCAAGTGATATATCAGTTACAGATTGGTATTCTAATATTATATCATCTTCAAGGCATTACGATTATAATAATTCATCAAGATTATCAAATAATTTACCAGATTACATTTTATTAGATGATAAAAATAGTGAATTTACTTTATTCTTTGATATGATAGGTCAACACTTTGATACTATACATACACATATAAAAGGTATATCTCGTTCAAAAAAATTAGAACATAAATATGAAACAGGTATAAAAGATGATTTAGTTTATCACCTATTAGAATCGTTTGGATTTAATGCAGATTCAGGTGCTGAAAGTCAATTACTTTGGGAATATGCATTTGGATATTGGAACAAAGAAAAAGAGACAAGAGGAGATGGAAGTCAAAAATCAGTATTAACACCAAAAGATAGACAACATGAAATTTGGAGGAGGTTATTAAATAACTTACCTTATCTAAGTAAACACAAGGGTACAAAGAGAGCACTTCATGCGGCAATGAGTTGTTATGGTGTACCTAATTCATTATTAACTATAATGGAATTTGGTGGGCCAAAAGACCCAACTCAAAGTGGTACAACTCAGTTTACTTTTGAAGATAGAACGGCAGCTATAGAATTAGTTAGTGGTAGTTCAATCATAGTACCATGGAAACAATTTAGCAATACATTAAGTAATGATTGGCCTAACTCTGTTGAAATTAGATTAAATACAGAACAAAGACAAAATCAACAAATTTTAAGTGGTTCAAATTTATCATTAGATATTTTAAAAGATACTGGTTCACTTGCAAAAATACAACTTACAGTAGGACCAGATTCAGTAAGTACACCATTAATTCCTTTCTTTAATGATGAATATACACATATCGTTGTTAATAGAACAAGTGGAAGTTCAGATACATTTGAAGTATTTGCAAAAGAATCATTCCAAGGAAGAATAAGAAATCAAGTATCGGCTTCATTATCTGCAACAACAAAAGGGTGGGAATATACAGGTGAACTACATTTAGGTAAAACATTTACAGGTTCAGTTGATGAATTTAGATTATGGAGAACACCATTATCTCAATCAAGAATTGATAATCACACAATGATGCCAGAAGCAATTGATGGTAATCACATATCTGCTTCTACTCATGATTTATTCTTTAGAAACGATTTTGAATATCCAAAGAATAGACATTCAAGTGGTGATACGGCAATCAAAAATGTTGCAGTAACATCAACATATGCATCATATTCAACGGCAAGTAATTTCGATAACAATACAACTTATCCTTATCAATACACTCCTTATGATAGAGATGTAACAGCAAATGTACCTTCAACAGGATTTAACTTTGCAAACAAAGTAAGATTTGAAACTCAAACAAAATTAATTGATTTATCTTATAGACAAAGAGCAACTAAAAAATCATTTGACCAATCACCTGTTGATTCAAATAGATTAGGATTATTCTTTTCACCAATAAAAGAAGTTAATTTAGATATTGTTAAAAGTTTAGGTGATTTTAATATTGATAATTATATTGGTAATCCGGCAGATGAATACTCGGATGAATATACTGATTTAAAAACATTAAGAAATTATTACTTTAGTAGATATACTTTAAATTTACATGAATATATTCAATTAGTAAGATATATTGATAAATCACTTTTCAAAACTTTAGAATCACTTGTACCTGCAAGAGCAAAAGTTTCAAGTGGATTATTAATTGAACCTCATGTATTAGAAAGAAGTAAAACTAAATGGACAAAACCAAGTGGTACACTTAGTTCACTTACTTCATCAATAGATGTAGAACAAGATGTAAATGTTATTTCTACAAACCCACAATATAATGCATTGGTAACTGCATCTCAAGAAATAACTCTTAAAGGAGAAAACTCACAGTATTCGGTTATTATTGATACAGAATCAGATACAACTTTAAGTGGTACAAAATCAGATTATTCAGCAACTATAACAAATACCGATACTACAACATTAGAAGGAACGATAACAAGAAATTCAGGTTCCGATATGGGTGGTATTTCTATAACAGTAGATGCTCAAGTAACAGGTTCAGTACAAGGTCAATATGAATCTACTCAGTATCAATCAGTTGGAATGGACCCTGATTCACTATCAGTAGCGGGATTTGGTTTATATGGAAAAGATGGAACTGTAATAAGAACAAGATTATTTAATAATAACATTGTAAAGGATAGGGTAAAAGTATTTTTATTAAAACAATCTTATACAGAAGATGTACCAAAAAATATTAACAGCCTCGATTCATCAATGGGAACTGAACTTGAAACTATAACAAAATATAGACACAAAGTATCTATATTACCATGGACAGGTTCTAATGGATTGGAATCACCAACACCAAGTAGTGGAGATATAGTTACTGCAACTCCATTAAATGGATATTTCCCAACACATTATAGAAACACAACAGATTTAACAACTGGTTTAGAGAACTCATTTTTTAATGGCTCTAAACAAACACAATCAACTACTTTAGATGGTGGCGCACCAGTTCAAACATTTACAACTAATCCAAATACTCTTAGAGTATCAGATGCGGGTAGAGGTAGTGGTGAACCAATTTTAGAAGTAGATTAAAAGTAATTTAACTAATTTTTAAAATAGTTATATTTATATATTGAATAACATTAACAAGGAATTTAAATTATGGCTTATTTAGATAACACCGAAATCACAGTAGATGCAATTCTTACTAAGAAGGGTAGAGAGAAGTTAGCAGCTGGACAAGGTTTAAACATCACAAAGTTCGCTTTGGGTGATGACGAAGTAGATTATACCCTTTATGAACCAGCACATCCAAAAGGAAGTGCTTATTATGATTCAGCAATTAAGGCAATACCAATTACTGAAGCATCTCCTGATGAAACTCAAGTTTTAAAATATAAGTTAGTTACCTTACCAAAAGGTACTACTAAAATTCCTAAAGTTGAGTTTGGTATCCCTTCAATATCAGTCAACCAAAATTCAGGACAAGTACAACTTTCACCAACAACTTCACCAAGTGGTAATACACAAAGTGGATATACTGTAATTCTTTCTAATAAGAACGCAGGTTCGATTGTTGGAAGTGGAATATCAAGTGGAGCAGGAACTGTACCTTCATTCTTAGGTGATGAAATTACTACAACTGCTGCTGTTGAGACAGGTTTAACATTTGTATTTATTCCTAATCCGAATATTACAACAACAATTAAAACAACTATTACTGTATATGGTAATGAGACTGGAGGTTCACAATCAATACCAGTAACAGTTACTTATGTACAACCAAGTTAATATAGGAAAATAATAAGATGGCAACAATACAAGGACAAGCAGGAGTAAATTTATCTCAAGAATTAGCTACTTACCTATCGGAAAACCAAGGTAACTATACTTCTGAACAATTAACACAGATTATCAACCAGTACTTAAGTGGTGGTGATAAATTAGGTAGCACAGGAGGTCAGATATCAAATGGTATCTACAAAAGTTTTGGTGAGTTTGACCAAATCACAGGTAAAGTAGAAGTAGTAACTACTGGTCTATGGAGTGGAGATACTGGAAGTTTAACAACTTTCTATACTTCATCTGCTCAAGTAGCTGCAACGAGTGGTAAATATTATTACAATGTTTATGATACGGCAGCAACTTCATCAGTACAATTCTCAATTGCTTATGGAAATAGAACAGGTTTAGGTTCACCGGCATTATCTGGTGATGATACATCTACTTTAGAAACTAAAGCAACTTATGCTCAATATAAACAAATTTTATTAGAAACAGATGATAGTCAATTTACATTTGTATCTTCATCAGCTGCAGGAACACACGATTCGGATGCCATCTATGTAATCAATGTTGCAAGAGGAAGATATAAAGAAAAAATGGATGCTGGAAACTGGTCACTAAAATTAACAGGTACAAGAACTATTACACTTATCGATGATAGTGGTAAGAAATTCTCAGATTCAGTTGGTAAAGCTGGTAGAGTATTTAATGTAGTAGAAGGAAGATTAAACTTAGGAACAGAAGATGAAGCAAGTACAAACACTACATATGCTACTGGTTCTGGAGATGGACAAGGACAAGGATTTGGATTGTTCTATCCTGACCAAGGATTAATCGTACTTAATCCAAATGCAATACAAAACGCGGCTGGAAGTGTATATGGTTCAAACTTAACTGGTTCACTCGCTACAAACGCAAGTGCTAAAAACCAACAATATTTATTTGATGCGATTGCACAAGGTGGAGATTTCGAAGCAAGAAGAACTGAAAATGTTTCTACTTCACATTACTTCGTAAGAGCAACTAACAGAGAATTTAACTTTTCAAATAATCCATCATTCGTAACAGGTTCAGATGGTTCATTCGCAGAATCAACATTTGAAACAAATCCAAATACATTTATTACAACTGTTGGTTTATATAATAACTCAAATGAAATGATTGCTGTGGCTAAAACATCACAACCAATTCCAAAATCATTTGATAAAGAAGTATTAATCAAAGTAAAACTTGATTTTTAAACCGTAGGTACACATTTCAAACATAACAAACCCCATCGTGAATGGGGTTTTTTATTTCCATATATTTATATAGAGGAATTACACTATGTTAAAGACAATACCAAAATCGAATATTACCAAACGCTCTTTTAATGTTTATAAAGAGTGGACAATTGATAATGGTACATATCCATTAGAATCTGCCTCACTATCGATTAATAAATCTAAATACAAATCTATACTTGCAAAATATTATAGAGATGATGCAAATGTTTTTAATTTATATGGTAGTACATCTAATGTAGCAAATATAGCAGCTGAAAGAGCAAAATCAGATTTATTTCAAATTATTTCGTTACCACAAGAAAAATATGGTGAAAAAATTAAACCAGGTTCAATTGAGTTTACTGATTTAGATAATGAAGTAACATTTGTAGATAACTCAAAATCTACTTTAACATCTGCTTCTCCACTATATACTATAACATCTTTAGATTTAAACACATCAACAATAGTAATAGTTGATAACGATGGTGAGACCTTTACACTAACTATTGGTGATTTAGATTTATCTACTGGTGCAACACTATTAATATATGGAACTGAGACAGATTCAATTATTTTTGGAGTTATTGATTTTCAAAACTCAACATTAACAACAACAACTGATATTGAAGTTGGTGGTTTATCAATAGATAAAGTGGCTTATGGTAATGTATTTTATTCTGATGGATTATTTGTATTTACACAAAATGGTTCATTAGGAGATAATTATACTTTAAAATATAAAAGTACAAAAACAATACACGAAACAGAAATACTTGTAAGTGCAGGAGAGGGACAATTTAACTATTCACAAAACCCATCTGCAGTTGATATAACACTAAGTGGTTCTTATGATTTTACAACTACGGCTATAAATAATGTAAAACCTGCAGGAACAATTAAAATAAAAGAAGTGTTAGATATAAAAAGAAAAGAATCATATGTTGGTTCTTATAATACATCAGTAAGTGGTTCTTGGGATGATTACTATGAATCATCTTCAGTAGACCCGACAGGTTCATATTTAGCACCATTTGTTACAACTATTGGATTGTATGATGATGATAATAATATGATTGCAATTGCTAAATTACCAAAACCAATAAAAAAATTACCAGATTACGATGTGAACTTTATTGTTCGTTTTGATACTTAATCTATATTTATATAATACAAAGGGGAACTTATTATGGCTTCAATAGAAGAATTATACAACAAATCAGAATTTTCAAAATTAGCAGATAACAGTAAGGATAAAACTCCTATTTCCGCTGATACAACTAATAAACTTCATAAAGATGAAAAGGCACTTGCAAATGCAAGAGGAGGAAAATTAAATCAGAAAAAATATTCTGATTCAATTTCACGATAAACTTTCTATTTTGAGTTTACTTAAAAACAAGATTAACACTTGGGCATATATCCATATTCCCAAAACAGGTGGAACTACTATTAAAAATACTTTAAAAGAAGTTGATGGTAATCTTTCTCTACCAAATCATTCACCAATTACTTCTATAAACAGCAAAGATATTTTTACTTTTACTTTTGTTAGAAATCCATTCACAAGATTTATGTCATTATACTATCACGAATGTAGAAAAGCAAAAGATACAATTCAACTAAAAAAATTTGTTGAAAATGTTACTGATAACTTTTTTTTGTATATGCCACAAAGTTACTACATTAACGAGGACAAATCAAATTTATCATTTATAGGAAAATATGAATCTTTTATAAATGATTTAAATTTTATATTAAAAGAATTTAATATACAACAAACTATTCCTCACTTAAACCGAAATCCAATTTACGATAAACATCCAAACTTAGATTCAGATAAATATTATTCTGTAATTTTATCTCAAGAAAAGTGGTTAGTAGAATGGATTCGAGAAAGGTATAAGGATGATTTTAAAATTTTTAACTATGGGATGGACTTACCAAGGTAAACCAATAACAGAAATATCAGATATGCCCGAGGGGACTATCGGATTTATATATAAAATTACAAATCACCAAACAGGTGAATACTATATAGGGAAAAAATCCTTATATGCAAAAAGAACATTACCACCACTAAAGGGGTACAAAAGAAAAAGAAAAGTAATCAAAGAATCCAAATGGGTAGATTATCGTTCTTCAAATACTGCAGTTCAACTATGGTTTCATGAACACGAGGCTGCCATAGAAACTGGTAATCAAGATAAAATAAATGATAGTTTGGAGTTAAAAATCCTTAGATTTTGTAAAACACCAAAATCATTAACTTATTATGAAGTAGAAGAATTGTTTCAAAATAAGGTTTTAGAAGATGAATTATCCCTAAATGACAACATTTTAGGTAAATTTTTTAGAAAAGATTTGGATATTTAAATTATTTTTCGTATATTTGTATAGTTTTAAAGG